GCTTTGCAGATCGTATTCCATCGCGACGCGGTTCCAGGTGCTCGCGGTGAGCGCGCCGGGAGACGCCGAGACGGAGTTACTCGACCCGCTACGGTCCATGACGATCGTCCAGAAATCGCCGATGCAGTTGGCGTCTGGGTAGATCGACATCACGCAGATGAAGCGCCGCCGCGGCATCACGATGATGTTGTACTCGGTCATCTTGTGGCGCCAGAAGCGAACGCCCATCAGCGCCTGACCCGATACCCCGGTAATCCGCAGCGAGCGCGTGCCGACTTGCGCTTGCGCGGTGCTGATGTGCAGCCCCGTTTGATTCACCGGGTTTTCATAAAACCAGTTCAGGTCGCTGTGCTCGAAGTCGCTCATCCACGCCGGCAGCAGGTTGGGCAGCATCGGAGCTCCGACAGTGCCCGCTTGCACCGTCATGAACGTATCGTCAGCGTAGATCGTGCCGACCGTGGTGCCGATGGTGTAGATGTAGAACTGCACCCACTGCGTCCCGGTCGGCGCGATGGCAACACGTGAGTTGATTTGCTTCCACGTCGTACTCGCCGCCGTGATGGCCTTAGTCGATACGCTGATCTCTGCGCCAGCACTATCGAGCCACGACACACCGAACCCGATGCCGCCCGTGAGTGATGCGCTGGTTTTGTACCAACCGCCGAACGTGACCGCGTCGGCCGCGTCGCATGGATACTTCACATAGTTCGTGACGCGCGACGCAGTCGGCGTCACCGCCACGAGTACATAACTGCCTTGGTGCGCGTTCGTCGAGTCGAGCGTGATCACCCACGACGACCCGCTCACAGTCCAATACCAATTGCCAATTTCAAAGTTGGCGTTCTGAATCGTGATCTCGCCCGCAGCACCGCCCGCCGTCGGTGTCGGTATATCAATCGTCCCGGGCGTCACGATTCCCTGCGCTGATCGTGTCGAGTAGTTCGCAACCGCTGGATCCGCCCACGCTGCAGAGTCGTCCTCGATCAGCATCACAGTGACCGGAGAATCTCCGCCGAGCTTCCACCCGGCACAGCGAAAGACTTTCGCCGACCAACCGAATTTAGAATACGTAAGCGATACGCGCGTGCCGATGGCAATCTGTAGCCCAGTCCAGCGCAATGGCACGGAACAAGTGATCTGTCGATCAGACTGCAATAGCTTCTTGTATGCAATTCTCTGCGCCTGGTACTCGCTGTTGGTCAGCGGCAGCATCAAGGTCTTGACGAGCGTCGTACCACCATCTCGGGTGACATACCCGGCATCTGTCAGCGGTAGCGCATCAACCTCGATGCCATAATCTGTGACCGATGCGTAGATGCTCTTGACCGTGTTGTATCGGTCCTCACGCCGCACGCTTCCGCTCATCACGATATCGCCAACGATATCAACCTCGGAGATCGACACATCGGCCGCAACATACGCACCAGCAGTGGGGCGCCACTTCCCGCTGACCTTCGGGCATGACCCGGCACACGACGACAGGATCTGTTCGAGATTGTCGCCGTGCGTATTTCCCAACGAGATGACACCGTTGCAGGTGTAGCGGCTCTGATAGGTCGCAGGAGAAACCGGCGGGATCAACACTTGCACGTCACAGATGTCAGCCTGTGCGCGTATCCAATCCCAATCCATGCGTGCAAAGGCGATCGACATATACTGCGTCATGTAGTCCGTGGCGCAGAGGATCGGATTCTCTGACCATGTCCATGTCGACGGTGTTGCGAACCGCTGCGCCCCAGTACCGCCATTCGTGCCATCGAGCCGCGGGTCGTATACCTTCGCGCCCTTGATCTTCGCGCGGATGTTCTGCGGCACTCCGGAGTAGAAAATACCCTCGGGAGTTTTTGCCGTATAGCTGAAATACGTGAACATGTGGACGGTGTAACAAATGCCGCGAGCGCGATAAACGCCACCGGCTCCCCCCGGGTAGTCTGTCGCGGATATCGTCGAGAGCAAAGGCGACTGCGTCTGTGCAGCGGTGCCTAGATACTTCTCCAGCTTCACCGCCCATGTGCCACCCTGACCCAGCCCGTATTTGCCGGCGTCAATAATCCCACCGCCCCAATCAATGTGGGCGGCGTCGGTCACCAGGTCGTTGTCATAATACAGATCGGTGATCGATTCACATTCGCGCGCACAATGGGCGATGGCTTTGATGACCTGGAAGTTGTCATGTGCGCCAGGCTCGCTACGGCTGTTGGCGTACATGATGACGCCACCGCAGAACGATTCACCATAGACAATCTGCTGCGGCGCTTTCGCCGATGCGATCACCATATCGCGCGCGAATGTCTGGTGCTTTTCTGCTTCCTTCTCGGCGGCTCGTGTGGATGCCACCTGAAGCCCATAAATGGCAGCAACCTCTGCGGCCGCCACTATCCATCCCGAAACATATGTCCCGAGCCATGCCCCTACCGCCTGCGGCATGTCAGACGCTCCACGCCACAGCAATAGCCCTCAACGGGATTCGCACGAGTCCATCGTCCGGATGTATCCCCCATACGTAATTACCATTGGTAACACCAAGCGTCTGTACAAGCTCGTCGAGTTTGACCGCCAGAGTACAAAGCACCAGATCCCCCGGATTCGCTGTTACTTTAGGCTCACCCAGGTATCGGGCGATGAGATTCTGTATCCCGCCATGCTCTGCGAGGATTCGCGCGGCGCCTAGTTTGCCGTCGTAATTGAAGTCGATCGCGTGATCGATCCCAGTACGCTCAGCCACATACGCCGATGCGAACTGACAACAATCGCGCACGCCCCACTTGAGCGGCTGATTGATGTAGTCCTTGCAGACCTTGCGCAGCGCCTCGTCCCAGTTCATACCAACGTGTCGCTCTTCGTCGGATTCGCAAACGACACCAGATCCTTCGCGCCAACTGTGATTCGTGCGTTAACCATGTCGGTCAGATAACGGAAGCCGAGATCCCCGGAATAGTTGCGCTGCAGCTCGGTATCCGAGAAATATCGCATCAACGACCTTTCCATCTCGATCATCTCCGACTCGACCGCGATCTCGATGACGGACGTTGTCGACGTGCCGGTGAGAATCCGCATCTGATCCATGCGTCCAACAAATAACTCGAACGGAGTCGTCACCATCGCTCCCGTAGCAATATCCCTGACGCCGAGATAGATGGTTACGGCGCGCTCGAAATAGTTGTAGATCAGCGCCTCGTTGAGCAGCGTCGTATCTACACCCGATAGACGCAGCATGATGCCGGTCGGCGATCCGTCATCGCGCTCCTCTATCCCTTCGATTGATCCAAGATCGCCAACACCCAGATAAGTGTTTCCACCGAACGCGATATCGCCCAAGTCGGTGTGCACGTACAGCACCCCTTCGTCGAACGCCAGCGACACGAACAGCACCGGGATGATGAGCGGGTCATCAAGTGTCGCGACCAGACCGGCATCGAGTGTGCGACTCATGCGAGGACATCTTCTTCAAGTGAGATCACCAATGACTCATTCAACCGATCGGACGGGTGCGGCATGCCGCTGATCGAGATCGGACTCGACAACAGATAGACGCCGAACGGCGCCGTGATATCCACGGGAGCGTTGTCGGCATAGTTAGCGTGTAACTCAGGCCAGATGTTTATCGTTGTCGCCCCGGCGACCGTGGTGCAATTCTGCGTGACGATCTTCAGCTCGTTTCCGATGGTTAGAAAATCGCCACCCTTAAGCCAATTCGTCACGGCAGCAGTCGCCCCGTCAATAACCAGCGTCACCCCACCGGCTGTATGTCCACCATTCAACAATGGCGTTCCACCCCCCGCACCGCTACGCGTATACCCCAAATTCGACATCAATACTTTGAGACGATTACGGCGACCCTTCAACTCAAAGGCATGCCCGTCCATCGTCAATCGTCGAGTGCCGGTCAGGTTTAAATACGTCAACACCAAGCGCCACCGACTACCCGTGCGCCCCTGAGTTTGCACGCTGCCCGTGACTGAAACGAACATCTCATCGTTGATGATCTGCTCGAGCGTCCAATGACTCGGCCCCAACGTCAGAGTTTGGGTGCTCATTGACCGCGCCTTTTTTTGTCGATCAACTCAGCCTGCGCCGCGTTCTTTGCAACCCTCATCGCTGCGGCCACTTCGGCTCTCGATGCGCCCGCCCCAACGGTCACATTCTGATTGATAACCACGCCACCACCGTTGGGGACAATCGACCCCGATGACGACGGCATGAATAGTTCAGGGCCGCGCTCACCGACAAGAAACGCGCGCCCCGGTGATACCGGACCGCCCTCCGCTCTGGCACCGCCATACATCCCAGCCACTGCACCGAACGCTGTCCCAACCCAGCCGCCACTGCCCGCCAATCCCTTGAACAGTTGTATGGCCGCCGCCTTCAGTACCATCTGCTCCAGTGTCAATATCCATGACTTCAAGACGGCATCGAATCCACCATCCGCCGCTTGAATGAGATTGTCGGCAAACAGTTCGCCAAACGCTTCGGCTTGGTCATTCATCTTCTGAAATCTCTGGAGGTCTTGCTCGCCCAGCATCTGGGTCAGCGCTTCTTCTTCTTCGACACGCTTTTTATTCGTCTCTTCAAATACGCGCTCTTCGTTCGCGGCACGTGTTGCGATCACGCCGGCGTTGTATTCGGCAAGATTATCAGCCGCCCTCTGCTCCGTCTCGATCCGGCTCTTTACCAAATCTTCGTTGTATTGTGCCAAGTCATCTGCGGCTTTCTTTGCAGCCGATAATGCGGCCGCTGGCTCTTCGATGATGGGCGGCGGCGCACCCCTTCCTTGAATCACCCCAGAGAATTCATGACTCTGCGGAGTGAATGCAGAGCCGAACGATTTCTCGTTGAACAAGCTCTGCCCAATTCCCTTGCCAGTCTTGTTTAAGAAGTCGAGGACACCACCGGAGAACTGCAGAACCAACGCCAGCGCATGCGCCAACTCCCCCCACGCGGACGCATTCTCTAGTACCGCAGACGCAAGCTCTTTGGTCATAATTCCTTGGAGCTTTTCAAACTGATCGTTCAGGTCGCTGGCTTTCTTGACCTGCTCGTCGGTGAAGACTCCGGTCGCGGCCGCGCGCATTTTCTCCAGCGCAACAGTGCCGTCTTTCAGTGCGCCGGCGAACTTGGGCCCTACTCGTACACCAAATGCATCAGACGCATCCGCCGCACGCTTCGCCCCGTCCGAGTATTTCGCTAATCCGGAAAATGCCTGCTCGAGCGCAACGTCCGTCGTGCTGGTGATATCAACGCCCATCCGGGCGAAGGCTTTCTGGAGTTTCTCTGAACCACCCCGCGCCTCGCCGAGGTTCTTGTTGAACGTCTGCAAACCTTGATTGATTTGTCCCTTGGTCGCCTGCGTCAGAGACTGAAACGCGAACTCAAGCCGCTGTAGCTGTTCAGCACCAATTCCTGCCTGGTCGGCGACTTCGCCAATCGCGTCAACCGTCTCGACCTGGCTCTTGATGAAACGCGCCGCACTGTTGATGGCATACAAACCACCCAGCGCCACAAACGCGCTTTTGATGCTGCCAACGATGCGTGTCTGTGAGCGGTGGAAACTTTCGAGCTTGTTGTTGGCGTTCGCCAGTGACTGCTGGTACTGCGCCGTCTGCGCCTCCAGACGCACGACGTACTTAGCAAGGTCACTCGTTGCCATTAGTTTGCCTTCTGCTCGATGAACGACAGGAACTCAGCATCCTTACGACGCCGGGCCTCTATCGGATCTTCATACATGAAATCGGACATGTGGATCGGGGGGGAGTTTGGATTGCGATTCGCATTGGCGGCAATCGTGGCGAGGATCGCGGAATGCCAGTTGTCGCGCCACTGACCGAATGGCTCGATCTTGTAGTACGCAGACCATTCGCGAAAATGCTTAGACGGCATTGCCTCCGCCTCAGCAATGGAGATTTTTAAGTGCGCCGCGAGCCGAAGGAGGAAACGGCGCTCGGGGCGCTCTCTAAGTTTTTTTCCTCGTCCTCATCGAATCCGGATAGCTTATAAATCCGCTGGGCGATCTCGTTGATCACCTTCATCGGCATGCTGCTCGATATATCTTCGACCGTGCTGTCAGACCAACCGACAACCCCATGCTTGCACGCTATGAATGCAGCATCGAAAGATTTCTCCTTACGATATGCCTCCGCGATCTCAATCTGGGCGCGAGCGGACAGTTCCTTGATCTCGATTGACCCCACGAGATCAATCGTGACCGTCTCGCGCTTGAGGATATCTTTAATCATGTGCGTGTGATTGCACCGCTGATCTTGAACCCGAAACGGAGTGCGTTGCGCTCAGTCGGGGACGGCACGACCGAATAGCTCAGACAAACGGCGCTGAATGAAAACCTCTTGATCGGCGAACTGATCGTGTATTCAAGCCGACAGAGCCGGGTGGACCCAGCCTCAACCGCGACCATCGCCACCAACTGAACCGGCGCAGTCGCCGCTTTGGGAATGTAGTTACACTCGACAGTGATCTCGTCCCCTTCGGCGAGTCCCGCAATATATTCCTTGGTCCCTACCGGAGAGTCGAAGTTCGTCACCTCGACGAGCTGGTTGGTACGCCCGACGTTCGTCACGCTGTAGACCTCTTCGATCGCAGCCAGCACCTGAGGAGACGCTGTCGATCCCAAATAGAACTTCCAGCCGCTAATGTTTGCCGCTGTCGTCATCTCTCATCTCCTAGGTATATGCAATGAAAAACTGAAGGGCAACTCGGTGCAGTTCCGTGTCAGCCTCGTACAACTCGATCTCGCGCTCTTTTCTAATCCGATCAACCGTGCTCGCCCCGAACGCCCCGACGTAGCCAATCAATTCCAACTTCACCGCATCTGCCAACGCATGAGCGGTGATGTAGCTTCCATCCCAACAATCGACAACCATCAACGCCTCGCGCATTCCGCCGACGCTGCCATCCAGCAGCTGCTGATCCTGGTCATCATCGAGCGCGAATGTCAGCGCCGGAAATCCAGGATGCTGCTGTGGAAGGAATTGTGGATAGATGGAACTGGTAAGCGCAGTGATACCCGCCCGTCCAGAGACGAACGTATAAAAGTCCTTCGAAATCATTTCTTAACTGCGGCCTTGGCGATGAGTTCCTTCAGGCGCTCTTCAAGTCTCGCATTAATCGCCGGGATGCTCGCTTTGAACGCGGGCTCAATGAAAGGTCGACGCGGGATCTTGGATGTCCCGAACTCCAGAAACTTACCGTAAAACGCCTCGGACTTCGGACCAATCAATACGACCGCCGCCGTTCTGTCTTTCGACAAGAAAGATTTGCGCGCAATGTTGCGTCGCAGGAACCCGGGAGACACCAGACGCCCCTTATAAGTGCGGTGCATCCGATCCCCTTCGGGAGCCGCAGCCTGGATGGCACGCACCACGGGCAGCGCCGCAGACATAGCTGCAGACCGTAATGACTTGCCGCCCACCGATGCACCCATCGCGCTTAATTGCGCAGACAACTCTCTGAACCCGGTGATGTTATCCATCGGTCGTGTGGACGTTTTCGATACACATCAGCAACCACTCCCTGCCGTCATCGTTCAAGTCGAGCACAGATTTCACGTCGAATATTCTAGTACCCACATAGACGCGATCTCTGGGGGTTAACGCTATATCCGTCCGTGCCCGCATCCTGATCTCGTGAGTCACGTCCGCCTTCTCTCCAGATGCCGCGAAGTATTCTCGGCCACGCACTGGATCGATTGCCGCCATCTGTGTGCCGAGTTTCGTCCAGGTGCGCGTCTGCTGCCCCGCGGTGTCTTGCGTCAATGACATCCGCTTCAGCGTAGTGAAGGAATTCATCCGGCCGGATTTCAGTACCATCGCGTCAGCGTCCAACTGCTGAGAAGTATTTCCTTCGCACACAGATTGGTGTTCGCGCCAAGATCGCCAGCGCCCGTGATATCAAGCGCATCGCTGACATACTGCGTGATCGCCGCCTTGATATCGCCAGGAACAGAAGCCGTCGCCCATCCGGCCGTGAACGTAATCGTGATCGGCGCCGGCACGTCGTAATCAACCGCAGGCCATGCGCCGTTGCGTAGCGGCATCAGTATCCCGCCGTCATTCCCGCGTAAGGCTTCTTGGTATTGCGTCCCGATTGGGCTGCCTGAAGTCGGACCGCGCAGCGTCGTTGTCGACCCGCCCGATACATACGCGACGCTCGAGATCGAGATCGTCTTGCCACGCGGGAGCCGGATCGGCCCATTCGGAAATTCGTCGATCACCCAGCGATGTACCTTCGACAATATTGAGCGGCGCATAATCCCCTCCGCCCAATTCACGGCGCCGGGGAGATGCACGTCGGTGATCAGATCGTCGAACTCATCGTGCGGAATGCGTAATTGAGCCTTCACCTTCGATAGAGAGATCGGGAACTCGTCATCCGCATCCCAATCGAGCGACAGCGGCGTCACTTTGCGACGCTCTTCATCTGCAATATCGGCATCACCTTCACGGCGATGCCTTTTATCAGCGCAGTTCTGGCTGCAGCCTCCGGCATCTCAACGGGCACCCGGTAGACACCCCTCGGATAGCTGGCTTTTGGAGTGTCCCAATCACGACGCAACTTGATCGAATAGGTGGGCAATTGGTTTCCCTGTTCTGATTTCTTCATGGTGCCATTGTGTCCAAGCTAACCAGTGCATCAGTTGTTCTCGACTCGACCAGCCGTACGCCATTCCACCGGCGTCGTCCACCGTGACGTGACGCCCGAGAATCAATGCCTCGATCGCCACGCTGCTGTTGAGCGTGATGACTGTACCGGCATCGGTGAAGGTATCCGCCAGGGGTAAGCGCCAAACCTCGCCGGCCGGATGGCGGCGAAAGTGCGTGGCCTCAGAGTGGCTCGCGTACCAGTCCTCGATATGATCCCACGTCGGCGAGTACGTCTCTGTCTGCCCGCAGAGGACCGCTCTTTCGCCATACCTCCACGGCATCAATGCAACACCATGCAGCGCCCAGCGCGAGGCGTCATGGCCTTCCGGAACGCAATGATCGCCGCGTTTGCCGTGACCGTTCCATACTAGGCTGACGTACTGGTTCGTATCGCCGAACGAACAGCGATCAACCAGCAGATACGGCGGCGTTTCAATCGCGCGCCAGAAAGTCGTCCCGAGCAAAATCGGGAAGCCTTCGTCCAATCGCCCGCGGCTGTTCGTGATCCGACTGTCGATGCCGATCGCGCGCAATCCGTCCGCCAACTTCGCCGCGAACGGCCGCTGCCAGGCAACCTGCGGCTCGCAGTGAATTACACCCAGCACTTGAGCAGCTCAGGATCTCTGATCTGGTGATTCTTCGGCTCACCGTGCATCACAGTGATATCGCCCCATCCCAGCCCACGCAGCACGTGATATTTGTACGACTTGACCGACTCCTTCGGCCACAAGCCAATCCCGTCCGGCCAGAACATCGCGCTGATGACGTTCTGATCACCGTGCATGTCGGCAACCATACCGGCAGCGCCGCTCATATCCCGTTTGCCAGACCACATCATCACGCTCGAATTGCAGCATCCGGGCCCACCCAATTGCCGGCGCGTGTAGGCATCCAGATCAGCCCGCGGATTAACAATCGAGTAACTGAAATCATCGCGCATCCAGATCCGTGTCGGGTCCGTGCGCGCTAGCCTCACCAGATGATCAATGTTCGCTCCGATCACCAGATCGAGATCGAGATACAGCACCTCACCGTCGAACATCTCCAGCAGCGTGAGTTTGTTCCACCAGCCACGCTTGCCTTCGGGCAGATCGTCTTCCGTCAAGCAAACGAATTCGTATGGCAGCGTAAGATTTCGTCTCACCATGTTTTCGAGCTTGCCGACATACTCCGCGCCGCGGCCGAGATAGTTGTTCCAATTGAGACAGACAACCTTCACCGCGTCGCATCCGCGTTGTAGTGAATCAGCCCTTCTGGCATCACGAACGGCCTATCCTCAATGCGCACCGCACGACAGAACACCATTTTTCGCTTCAGTTCGCCGACAGTGAATAGCCGCTCAATTGAAAGCCCATTCAGTTCGGCCAACTTCTCGTAAAACTCTGGGTGCGGATGGTGCCATCCGTGGTGAAACCAGTTACCCGGCTTCGGCGTGGTCGAAAGCAGCACCGACCCTACGCGCATTGCCTCGCAGACATTGCGCCAGACAGAGTGCTGTTCATCAACGTGTTCGGTGGTGCCGATGTTGGTCACCATATCGAAGGTTCCCAGGCCCAACGGCTGACGTAGATCGCGCTTCAGCGATCCGTCCTCACCATTCCAGTCGACGCTGACGTGTCTGTACCCAACGCTTTCGAAATAGTCTTTGTAGGTCAACCCTGCCTTCGTGTTCTTCTTGTTCCCCAGCTCGAGCATCGACTTGCCAACGAGCGGCTGATACAGCGCCCATTCGTCCGGTCGATCCGCTAACGGATTTCCCACAGAGCTAATTTGCATTCCCCTTCATTGCCATCTTGAACCGAGTCAATGTAATCGCCGAAGTACAATCGCAGGTCCAACCGCTGAAACTGAATCGTTCGGCTCGGCGCATCGTCGAATTGCGTAGCGATGAGATATTTCGCAGCCGATCTTTTGATCAGGTCAGTCGTCTCGACAATGCGTTCCTGCAAATGATTCAGGACCATCCGACAGAGAATCGCATCGCACGGCGGAATGATCTCCCGCGTAATATCAAGCTTCGCAACTTCCGGCAGACGCGGGATCAGGTCGAATGGTTGGTAATCTACATCCCATTCAACCTTGCGAATCCACGCCATATCGCCAGCGCCAGCATCGTTCAGCGTGCGAATCTGGTATCTCTG